AGTTACACTTGCTGTTGAACTAGAAATATAAGTATCATCTAGTAAAACATGAGTACCACTAATAGTAGCACTACCACCTAAACTAACAGCACTACCATTGAGAGTTATGGAACTGTTAGCAAGTTTAGAGTTTGCTATGCTACCTGCGAGCATGTCATTAGTAACTGTTCCTGTGTCTGGCGTTTGTGTCGCTACTGCTTTTCCTAGATAAGCAATCTCTACAACATCACTAGCTGTTAGTGTGCCACCTAATGTAATTCTTGTAGAAGTAGTAAGCGTTAAGTTTGTGCTGTCTTGTTTGACCGAGTTTACCCACACGATTACATCTGCTAGGGAAGAAATAGAATGATCTAAGTCTACATAGTTATTAGTAGAACCTGTAACTCTCTGTTTTGCTGTTGTTATAAATCCACTCTGCGGTGGTACACCTACATATCCCATATTATGCTACGTCTGTTAAAAGTTGTAATGCAACATCAAGATTACCACTTGCGTTGTCTGATTGTGCCTGTACCTTATCAGATGTATTTAGAACGATCTTTGGAACTTCTAAACTACTTCCAACAGGTAGAGGTGCATCTTTTATAATTGTAAATGTTGCTGTTGCTGAATTATCGTATTTCTTTATAGATACATTTATTGCTGTTGATCCTGTATTAGACAGCGTTCCTGCTATTACCATAGACTTATTAGATGCAGTAAATATATCGGTTAAAGAATTGTTAGAAATTGTAGCACTAGCATCAGAAAAATTATTAGCCATGTATTTCTCTCCTTAACTTCCAAGTGCAACAGCAAAGCTAATAGCATCTCCTAATGATGCTGAATTGTCTAGTTGCGTTTGTATATTTGAGGTCACTCCGTTTAAGTAACCTAGTTCTGTATTATCAACATTCCCACTACCAATTTTAGTTGCGTTAATAGAATTAACTGCCAAGTTGATTGTGCCAGATGATGTAATTGGACTTCCTGTAACTGTAAATTCGCTTGATCCTGCGTCTGCTACAGCAACACTTGTGACTGTGCCTACGTTTGAAGGTTGAACGATTGTAAAAGAAATATTAACCGAACCTATTGTTCCAGAATTATCAGTTGTGCAAAGATAAATTTCGTCTGCGTTAGCTGTACCCTCTTGAACGATTACTAATTGTCCTGCAAGTTCACTAACAGTATCGTAGTCTGAATTTCTGGTTGCTGTTCCAGAAGCTACTACATCATAAATACCATTCTCTGTTGCATCTGTTTGCGATTTTACGAGTACCTTATTTCCAGTTGCTAATGTAATTCCGTCTATTGTATCGCCATTTTGTAAATCGGCTGTTAAATCAACATTACCTGTTGTTGCAACTCTTGTAATTATTCTTGTTTTTAATCCTGCAACTAAATCATCTACATAAGTTTTTGTAGCAACATCACTACCAGATGAAGGTGCGGACATTCCAGTAACAGAGCCACCTGTGATAGCAATACTGTTAGCGTCTTGTGTAGCAACAGTTCCTAATCCTAAATTTGTTCTTGATGTAGAAGCTGATGCAACATCTGATAAGTTAGATGCTTTTACTAATTTTGCATCTAATTGCGTTTGTGCATCACTTGTTAATCCACCAATATATTGAAATTCGGTATTTGACACAGATCCATCTGCAATTTTAGTAGCCGCAATTCCTGTCGCAACTGCTGTATTACCAACACCTGCTGTTTTAATAGAAACTGCACCAGATGTAACATCAAAATTAGAACTAGAGAATGATGCTACACCTTTATTTGATGTGGTTGCATCTTCTCCAGAGTATGTGATTGTTCCACTAGACTCTGCTACATCTAAACCTTCTCCTGCTGCATAAGTGATTGTACCACCAAGAGCAGTTGCAGTTGAGTTAGAACCATCAGTAACAGTTATAGATGAATTAGTAAGACTAGAGTTAGCAATATTGGAAAGTGTGTTAGAACTTCCAGAAATAGTTTTGTTTGTTAAAGTTTGTGTGCCAGTTAAAGTTGCAACAGTTGAGTCAATTGCCATTGTGACATTATTGCCAGATGCAGATGAGTCAATACCTGTGCCACCAAGTAAACCTAATGTTTCACTATCAAGATCAATTGCTATTGTAGAAGATCCATCAGAGATGTCTAGGTCTTGTGCAGTTACTTGACTATCAACATAAGCCTTAATACTTTGTTGTGATGCAACTGCGGTAGCACTATCTGATGACATATCATCTTCATCTTTAAATGCAGTACCAGAGATAGCTGTATTTAAAACAGGACTTGTAAGAGTCTTGTTGGACATTGTGACTGTGCCAGATGTAACAAATGCTTTTACGGATTGCTGTGAAGGAGGAAGAATAGCTGAGTCACTACCCATTGCATCTTCATCAACAACTGGTACACTTGGGTTTGTGTATGGAGATCCTACATACACATCAACTGTTGAGTCACTTCCAGAAATAGAACCACTATCAAAAGTAAAGTTAATGGTTGTGTTAGTAGAAAAAGAAGAAGAAGAAACAATACCATAAATTGTGCCAGTATTACTTCCAACTATTTTTACTCTTCTATTTGCATGATAATCAGAAGTTACATCGGTTGAAGCTACTGTGACGGATGTTGCACTTGCTCTAGTAAAGGTACAAGCACCATCTCTATCTCCAACAATAAACCATTCTTTATCGTTTAAATATGTTCTTAGATCAGATAATTCATTCCTAATAGCATTATTAACGTTAGAAGGTGGCATTCCTTCTGCAATACTAATACTATTTATCGAAGTGTTATTCGATGAAGTTGTGCTGTAATTTGAGACTGTCATTATAGTAATCCTCTTTTTTCTAATGCTTTGTTTTCTTGACCTAATATGCCCATAGGTCTTGTGACTTTACCTGCTGCTCCGACATAAGGAGTTGCTCTGTTTATACCACCTAAACTTTTACCTACTGCGTAAGCAGACTCTCCCATAAGTCTTGGAGATTGAATTGCTAAACTTGGAATTAAAGAAAGGGGATCTACTGCTCCAGAAACAGCACCATAAGTCCCTAGACCTATTTGTCCTCCTGCTGTTAATCCTTGTAAACCTCTTGGTGTAAAAGAACTTAAACTTTGTCCGGCAAGTTGTGACATTAAATATTTATCTGCTCCTGCATCATCTAACATTTTTACATAGTCTAATCTTTGACCAAAATTTGTGTTAACGTTATTACGCATTACTGATTGTAATTTTCTAAGTGTTGTTCCGGCAGCAGTTTTATTACCCAGTGATAATTCTTTAATTAATTTTTTTTCTAATGTGACTGCTTCTTCATAAGCCTTCATAACTTTGCTATAATCTGGCACTTGTTCGACAATAGATTTTTTTACAATATCTCTAATTTGTGTGACGAGTACCCCTTCATCTCCTACTTTAATTCCTTGAGGATATTCAGCATCAATACGTTTTTTTAACATATCAACACCTTTAGCATTATGAAGTTTAGGATTTTTTTCCCACTTTTCTAAAATCTTATTTATGTTTTGTAATTTCTTTTGAGCATTAGCAGAAATAGTAAACTCGCCTTGATACATTTTGCTATCTATTAACTCATCAATATTTGATCTTACCTTTTCAAAATTAATAGTTTGTTTATCAAGTTTTAATTTATCAATGCCTTTCAAATAATTTTGTTTTGACTCACTTTGTATTTTTTTAATATTTTCAAACGCATCAGTGACAACTTCTTCAGCATTTACTTTGCCTCGTAAATTATCTTTAAAAGCATCTCCTCTTGCTCCACCTTCAACACCGGCTTCAAAAGCCTCTCTTACTGCTGTTCCACCTGCACCGGTTGTTAATCCAATCGTAGAAGATATTGGTGTTATGTTTGCTCTTTTAGATAAATCAGCACCAGTCTTAACTGTCTGTGCAGCAACATTAACAGGGTCAATAGCCTTGCCAATATCAGAGGCAACTTTACCAACTTTTCCTGTTTTAGCTGCTAACATGCCACCACCAGTAAATATGATAGAAGCATCACTTAACATTCCAACAGGATCTGTAGCTAAAGTCTTTTTTATGTTTTCTAAACTTCCATATCTTTCAACAAAAAAGTTTCCTAACTCTCTTGCTAGTTGATCATTCTCTTCATCCCCAGTTGCGTAAGCAACCACACTTTTACTTAAGTCTTTTATACTTTTTGCAGTTTGTATTGGATTTAAAAAAGGATATATTAAATCATTTGCAAATTGTCTGGCACTTGAAGGAATATTTGAAATAGCTTGTAAAACAGTGTTTTCGTCTTTTTGGTATTTGTTTAAATATTTTTGTGCATCGTTTTTTTGCAAACCTTGTAAATCGCTAAGTGCTACCATTATCCATCCTTTTCTATTTGCGGAATTTTATCTGCGTTATTTAAAATGAATGCCTGTTCTTCTGCGGAAGCTCCTGCAAAATAATCTGTGAATTGTTTGTCATCCATTTTTGAATAATCTTTGACATCGTAAACAGAATTTAAAAAATCTTTTGTGACATCATTAATCATTGCCTCAGATGAGTTTTCGTCAAGATTAAAATTAGTTGTTCCTTTATATCCTGTCATATCTCCATTGTTTGATTGGAAATACTCATAGGCTTGTTGTTTAGAATCAGCTATTGCCAATAATTTATCTCTTAATCGTTCTAATCTTTTCTTGTTTGTTTCCTCGTTAAGTAATTGGTTAAAAGATGCGTCAACTAATCTTTGACCTTCTCTTTCAGTAAATTGAGCTCCAAGAGTTTCTCTTAAAGATTGAAAAACTATAGATCGAATATTATCTGCCAAATCAACAGCTTCTGGTTTTATTACAGACTTTAATGACTCTGGTAAAAATCCAATCATCCCAGTAACACCAAAAAGACTATCTTTTTCATTTTCTAAAACAGCAAGAGCATCATCTAGTTTTAAAATATTTTCTTTTACTTGTGCATATCCACCACTTGCAAACCATGACTGTGCTTCTGCTCCAAACTTTTCATTGAAGGTTTTATAACCACCCATGCCTTGACCAGTGTAAATATTTGTTCCACCACCAGACATTACAGGAGTTATTTTTCCTGTTAAATCACTGACATTAACTGGAACTTTCATTGTTCCACCTTTGCCATCTGGTACTTCAATTGTTCTTTGCGTAAATGTTTCTTGAGGTTTTATTTTAGCTCTGTCGATTTCCATTTGTAGTTTAGCTAGTTCATTTGCTCTTTCACTTGCTTGAGCCTCGTTGCTTCTTTGCATACCTCTAGCAATTGCTTGACCTAAACTCACTGGCATGTCAGAATAACCAGATGCCTCTAATAAACCTTGTGCAAATCCTCTACCTTCTGGACTTTGTGCATAGTTCAATAAACTATTCATTATGTTTGGAGATGTAGCAGAAGGCTTTTTATTTGCTGTTCCAATTTGACCTGTTGCAGCCATTTGACTTCCTAAAGAAGTAAAACCTTTTGAAGTTGTTTTTGGTAAAGCTGCTGCGTTTCTTTTTACAGGATCACTACTATAACCATAAATAGCACTAAAATTTTTATCATTTATCGGTGCATAATTTAATGCACTGAAATTTCTTCTTGTACCTTGTCCTTTGTTAGGAAGTATAGAAAATCCAGCCATCATATCTCGTCTTGCAACACTAGGTGGGTTCATTTGATATTGAGGATCAGAACTTGCCCCATACATATTATCTAAAAGAGATCTGCCACCAACATATGCTTTAGCATTTTCGTTAAAAGGTAATTTAACTTTACTGTAATCATAGATAGTTGCCATTAAAAGAACCCTCCGAGTAATCCACCTCCGATTGCACCCATCATAGGACTAACACCGGAAATACCTCCGGCAATATCCATGCCTTGAAGAGCACCACCAAGTAGACCTGCACCTGTGTTTCTAAAAACAGGTTTTGTTGAAGTTGTTGTTTGTGCATAAGGAGAGCCAATAGATGCGAGATACTCTCTTAATTTGTAATATGGTTTTTGTTGTTCAAAATCAAAACGAGACATTGCATCTTGGATCTTAGCCATTTCCATAGCTTCTCTAGTTTGACCAACACCACCTAGTGCTTGTATGTCTTGATAATCTGCTGCTGCAAGTTGAGGAGCTAGTTGAGTTGCTTGGAACATACGATCACGTTCTCTGTTATATTGATCTCCATAAACTTGGTTAGCAACATTACCTAATTCTTCAGCTAAAACTGCTTGATTTGCTGCACTTCCTAATCTTCCGGCTTTACTAAATTGTGATTGCACACCAGACGTTACGTCTCCTGCAATTTGATTATATAAAGCTGTAGAATAAGGGTTCGATGCAGGGTTTAAATAATTACCTTGTAAAATATTATTAATTTCAGACTGACTAGAGTTTAATAGAGGATTGTTTATTGCTCGTGCAGTTGCTAATTGTAAAGCTGTCTCTGTTTCTGGAGAAAAATCTGTATACGTTTGATTTGGATAAAAGTTAGGTACTTCTGATTGAAACAAATTCTGTGCTTGATCAAATGCTTCAGATAAATATGGTCTTACAAATTCAGAAGGCTCTGCTGCTGTAGTTGTTGTGACGTTTGTTGGGTTACTTCCTTTGCTCATAATTCTTTACTCATTAAATATATATTTTGTTTAAATCCTCTAAGTTTACGCAACCAACCTTTTCTACCGGCTACCTCTATTGCTCGGCAGTGGTTGTTAATTGCAAATTCTTCAATTTTTTCTTGTATAGGCTCTAGCCAATTTTCTAAATTATGCCCTCCTGCAAGAACATATCTTAAAACTCTTTTTCTTGGATAATCAGCAACTTCTGTAATTACTGAACTTTCCACTTTTTTATTGTTCCAACTAATAAATAATTGAAACTTATTTAATATAATTCCGTCTAATATATCTTGTGGCAAGTAAGTATCATCAACTGCTCTTGCGATATGTGACTCAACTTGATCCCAAATGATATGTATATCTTCTCTTGGTACTTGTGTGATCATCCAAAAACACAGTAAGAAAAAGTCTGATCTGTGTTTGATGAGCTCGCATGAGTTAATGTTGCTGTTCCATCTGCTCTTGCTGACACATATAAGTTTGCTTTTGCAGTGTTTCCATTTGCTGTTGTTGGCATAAATAGAATTACTGAATTAGCACCAATTCTAGCATCGGTTAGTGTTGTTGACGTTGCACTTGCTGTCAACGTAACATTTCCTGTTGCATTTATTTTTCCATCCATTGTATTGTTAACAACGTTTGATATTAAACGCAAATGCTGTGCTTGGTCTGGCATACTTAAAGGCACATTAAGAAATTGGTTTGTTGCCATTATCTTTTGCCTTCTGGTGTTGCCTCTACATCTATTCCAGACATAGTGTTAAAGTTTCCAGATACTTTTACTCGCAGTCTGTGATATCTGCTTGTAGAACGCATCGGACAATCTCCACTTGATTGTGAATTAACTGCTGTGCCGACTGTTATTGCATCTGCTTGGGAAGAACGAGTAATCGGTGTTACTGATATTGTTGTGTCCTCTCCATTTGCATCTACAATTGGTCTAGCATTTGTTATGGTACTTCTTCTCTCTTTTGCACCTTCGAACTCTGTTGAGTCTACTTCTGCATCTAAACTTGCACCTAAAAACTTTCCAAACTTTTTGTTTGAGTCAAATGCACCTAGTCCAATAATACCTTCATCATAAAAAAATGAGTCTAAACTTTTAGGTAATCCATCAAGATCTCCGAGAACATCCAAACTTTCAAGAGTTGTAAATGCTTCCTGCGATGCACTGTTCATAAAATGCAAATCTTGACCACTACCAGTAGACCATTTATCTACGTTAAAATTATAACAAATTAATTTATTATTAACTGTTGCTGTTCCTAATGCACCATCTCCTCTGTATGACCACACCACCATTGAGTTGTTAGGATCAATAGCAGAACAAATACCTTCAAAGTTTGACGTCACATCATTTAGAAAAAAATCATCAACACGACCTTTTCCTATAGGTGTTAATTTTTGACCACCTGTTAATTTATAAAAACCATCTTGAGCTAAGAAGAATATATCACTACCAAAAGAAGCTACACTCTTTGGTGCGAAAGCACCAATGTTATCAGCTATTTTATTAAACTGAAATATAAGAGGTGTACCGACATAATCCATTCGGTAGATTGCTCTTTCCATGAAAACAATACCAAATGACTCTCCACCAACAATTGCTTGTACGTTTCCATGCGTACCGACAATATCTTGAAAACCAGACTGTGTTGTTTGGCTTGGAGTCCATGTTGAACTGTCATTAAGTCCAGACCATTTTACTCGTTGGTTGTAAACAGTTGATGACTCAGTTGTATAACCGGCAACAACAAAATCTCTTATGATAGCAAGGTACTTAGCTTTAATACTAACTAGATCGGAAAAAGCACTGTCGACTCCTTCTTCAAACTTTTGAATATTGTCAGCACCATTTGTAGCGATGATATTAGCTCCAAACTGTGTAAATGCCCAAAAGTCTCTGCTACCTTCTGTTGTACTGTTGTTGTAACCACCTGACTTAGATTTATCTTGAAATACAAGTGAACTATCCATTTGGTATAGTTTAGTTGTATCTCCTGCGTAGTTAGTCGAACCACCGGCAGAAAAACTTGTAAATAAACCAACAGGTGTTGTGCCTAGACCTGTACCACTTAAGGCTACGAAACGAGGAAAGGACTTATATCCTTTTGCTAATGGAATGACGTTATCGACCTTAATCGCACCACTATTTTGATACGTTGGTAGGTCAGCTTGTAATTGACCGAAGTCTATCATACAACCCTACTTGCTGACATCTGCAAAGGAGCAGAGGAAGTTCTACCTCTTTGTGCTGACTCGTTTGCTGTTTTAATTCCTTCTTTATATAATCCTGCCCATACTTGTAATCTTTCATCTGCCATTAAAAATGGTGCAGATTCACTTAAAGCTGCATACAAATACAAATCTGGAAAGTTCGTTAAAATATCATTTGATGTATTATCATCAGATAATGCAGTTGCTCTTTTAAACATTCCAAGTTCTAATGTTTGTGCTGCATCTGGCATATTACCTAAATAAATTTTGTTACCAACTATTGTGTAATATGTTGGTGTGCCAGAACCCTCGCCTTCATTATACACTCGAAAAAAATCTGGTGGAGTCATATATGCTAAGAACTGGTATGGATCAGATTGATACATAACATATCGCATTTCTAAATAACCAGTTGGTAACGTATAAGACTGTGTACCAGAAACAGTAGTAATGGATGTATCAACAGCTTCCATCTCACGAACACGCAAATCTCTTGCTAGGCGAGACTCTGCTAAATCAATAAACGTATCCAGATATGATGTTAAATCTGTTCTGTTTAAATAATTTGCAATTTCTGTTTTTAAATTTGCGTACGTATCTAGTGCCATTATACATTTCCTTGATATACTCTAAAGTGTCTGTTGTTTGGATCGTTTAACCATTTTTTAAAACGTTCTCTGTCAATGATACGACCTGCATTCGACATAATTCCTTTTTGAGCCAATTGCTGAACAACAATTAAAGGTATAGATGCAACTTTGTACATTTTTGCATCTTGCATACCTCTTACTTTGTATAAATCGTTTTTAGCCTCAAATTTATTACGTTCTAATATTGGTTGAACATCTTGCACATCTTCAAAATGATATTTATTTTCACTCTCATCAATATGCATTTTTGTTTTAACAACAGATTTACTGTTGCTATCGTCAATCCAAAGTTTTTTTGACATTATTTTTTCTTTTTCTTTTTAGTTTTTTTCTTTGTGTCTTCGTTGAATACAGGAGATTTTTTATTTTTTTTCTTTGCTCTTTTTTTCATTCCACGCATTGTTTTTTCCTCTAGTTAAAAGTTAAAATAGGAGGGGAAAATCCCCTCCTAATCCTTAGACTACAATTATGCAGTTAAGTTAAATATTCCGTAGTTCGCATTTGGAGAACGTGCAGTAAGAGTCCACTCTGTTAAGAGTAGTTTCTTATCGTTGTCTCCAGAAGATGCTAAGTCTTTAGTTTGGAATGGTCTTAGGTAAGATACTTCCCACTTATCCATTTCCAAAATATCAACTCTGTTAGCTTGTTGATGTCTGTCTGGAACGAAAGATACTTCGCCAAAGTCAGACACATACACATCTACTGCACCGATAACAGTTTTATCATCAGCATTTTTGTATAGTGTTGCTACACCAGAAAAAGCAGATGCTAGTTGCTTGTGAGAAGCAGACATTAATACTACGTCTGGGTTTCCACCTAGCTCGTAACATTTTTTAAGACCTGCTTTTAACAATGCCTCTGTAAAAGTTCTGTTAGTACCACCTGCGATTGCAGTTGCACCAGTTCCAGCAGGGGAAGCTGATGGAGAACCATTAGTAGAGAAGTTTCCTGCACTTGTTGAAGTACCTGCGATGTTACCACCATACCAAGTACCAACTGATGCAGACTCTCTTGCAGTACCAGAAGCACCTGCTGCTTTTGCATTTTCTACACCAATGTTTGCGAACTCAATATCTCTTTTTAACTCTTTACCAAGTTTAGCTAATTGGTAAGCAAGTTCGTCTCCTCTACCTGCGTTAGTAACCGCTTGGTCAGAACCAGACACACCTACTGTCTTAGCAGAGATTTGTGTGTAGTTGTTTAGTCTTGTCGTTGCAGCTCTGCTACCTAATGTGTAGTCATCGCCTTCTATTTGTGCGTTTGCTGCTGCATTCGCCAATCCATCTGTTTGCCATTCATGTAAAGTTTGACTAGCAGTTCCAGATGCTGCGTTAGATATAAAAGGGGTTTCAGTTGGTGCTATATTGTAAATAACATCAGCTAGATCTTCTCTTATACCAACACGATCAAAAGTTTCTACTGTATTTGAAGGTACAGCCATAATTAACTCCTATGTGTTTTGCATCATTTCTTTCAGCACCGATTGTGCGTCACGAAGTGATCCAGTTTTTTTCAGTTTATTCATTCTGCGATCATGACGTTGCTTTACATCGGAGTCTTCACTTACATTTGAAGCATTAGATTTGACAATTCTAGGAGGCTTGTTAACTTTGTTTTTGTCTAATTTAGTTTTTTGCAATTGATTAAATCGATATGCTTTGTCTAACAATAAAACAGCACGATGATCGACCATCATATCTATTTCTTGTTGTGTATATCCATTCTCTAATGCAAAGTTTTTTAATTTAGACGCATAGTCTCTGCCTTTTTCTTTGTCGGCATAGATAGGAAGTTTCTCAGCTAAGATTTTTCGTTCCTTTGCAATATAATCATCATAGATTTTTTTTTGCTCAGTCATTTTTTCTTGCTGAATGCGTTGTTGTTCTTGCTGTGCAAGTTGCAACATTTCTTTACGTCTATCCTGTTCTGCTTTTTTGCGTACATACTCAGCCGGATCAGTTTGATATAACGTGTCCCAGTCTATATTTTCTTCTTGCTTCAAATTTTTAGTTAGCTCTCCAATTTGTGCTTCATATTGATCACGAGAACTTTTGACTGCGTCTAACTCTTTCGTTAGGTTTTCTTGTAGGGTTTCTACTTCTCTACGTTTGTCACCTAACTCCATTGTTTTTTTGGTATAGTCTGACTCTCTAGAGTAGCCTCGCATAAGTTCTTCAAGGTTAACTTTATGTGGCTCACCATTAATAGTGACATCATAAAGCGTCTCTTCACTTTCAGCGACAGCTTCTGAGTTATCTTCTACTTGTTGATCATCTGAAACTTCTGTTTCAAGTTCTGCGGTGTCTTGTTCAAGATTGCTTTCCTCGACATTGGTTTCAGATGCTTGAGGCTCTTCGTTCCTTGCAGTCTCATTATTTAAAAGGGTAGCGAATGCCTCTGCTGTTTCTTTTGTAGTATAAGTCGGTTTAGAAACAACAGATTCCTGTGAAGGCGTGTCTGCCATTTTATTTCTCCTTATTTATTAATCTGTTTAGATGCTAATTTGCCTGTCTCCATAACAGATTGTAGTTGCACCAAAAGGACATTTAACATTCTTTTCATCATGTAAATTTTTTCTCGCCCTTCTGTGTCTCTGACAGGAGAGTTAATCCATTCTTGGTCTAACTCTGCTGAAACTTTTTGAATAGCCTCCACAAATATTTCATCTTCTAATATTTGTTTTGCTTTAACTCCTCTTTTTTGTTCTTTTTCTAAATCCATTAAATTCCAGAACTATCGTCGTTGTAATCATCTTCTGGATTTGTGATAGGATTAAATGCGTTACCACCAATTATAACAGTCCCACCACCAGTCATTTGATTACTGGATGTCCCTCCTCTGCCTGTCCCATAATCTACTCCACCTTGTGTTTGTTGCGAAACAGCAGGTAATGGAGTTCCAGAAGTAAATGTATATCCTATATCTCCTGTACCACTATTATAAACTTGCTGATAAGTGTCTCCGAACACATCAGTTACTGCCCCACCTGTATTTGCAGGAAGCATTGACTCGATACCTTCGTTTGTACTACCAGTTAAGCTATTAAATAACATTGGATTTGTAGTTTTTTGTCCAATATCAAAAATAGGATTTTTATTTTTATCAAATTGACCTGTGAAATAACCTCGTTTCATTAATTCACTTAAAATAAATTCTTTTCGTAATTCATTTTGCTTACCAAATGTTGCTTGAAGTAAAGGTGAAAACATATCCATTCCTAAAGTTACTTGCGTTCCTTTACTTGGTAAATATCCTAATGCACTATTTTTTAAAAAACCACTTGTTAAATAATCAAGCAAATCTTCATCAGTTGCATTTTTCATTTGCTCAATAGACATATATGGTCGTTCTTCTGTTTCGTTATCGTTTTTTTCTTGATAAGCAGACTGACCAAATTGTTCTATTGGTTGGCACACACCATCTACCAACATATAACCGGCTGGACAAGGATCAATTGGTGCATCTTCTGTTGCTGAAAAATCTAACAAAGGATTTGGATATAAAGCGTCTGATGGCAAACCTTGTTCAGTTCGCAAATCATATTCAGGATTACGAAAAGCACCTGTCGATGGTGTTTTTGGGGTATTTAAATGTTCCGTGATAATATCTTGTGCAGTTTTAGACATACCAAAAGGAATAAACTCATCCATTAGTTTAATCCTTGTTGTAAAATTTTAGATGCCAACTTTTCTTTTTCCATTTCATTTACTTTTTGTTCTTTAATAATTTGTGCTGCTAGTTTTTGTTCATCTAAATTTAATTTTTGCATTTTCATTTGATTATCTGATTGTAATTTTTGTGCCTTCAATTGTGCATCCATCATATTTTTTTGATTACGCATTTGCATATCTTGTTGGGCTAGTTGCGTCATTGGATCTGGTTGTTGTTGTTTAGGAGGCTGTGGAGGTTGCGTTGCAGGATTAATAAAAAACTGACTAGCATCCTTATATCCACTGTTTTGCAAATACTTTTCTAAAGTATTGTAAATTGTTTGTGGGGTTACCATACCCATTCCACCTTGAGCTATCATTTTTTCTTGGACAGCTAATACTCGTTGTAAAACTTCAAGACGTTGATCTTGATTGCCTGTTCCAAGTCCAACTTGCACTGTGCAGTCATAATGGTCTGTCCATTGACGAGGGTTCATTGGCACAAATTGTCCTCGAAGATTAATGATGCGTTCTTGATCTTGGTATTCACACACACAAGCTAAAATATTTTTAAAAATATCTTTAACACCATCAGCAAAACATCTCGCAATTAATTCAATTCGCTGCGTAGATGATTGCATCATTTGATTGACCGATGTTGCTGTTGTATGTGATTTATTTATTGTATCAGGATTGAGTCCCATTAATTGATTGGGTACTCCAGATCGCTGTTCTTTCAATTGTTCAACTTTTTGCAACATAGCCAAACCATCATTTAAGAAGTTTGGTGTTTGAAGTGGTGTTACTGCATTTGGAGATTTAACTCTTACAATGCCACCGGCTCTGCTTGTCAGCAAATCATCAAGGTTAGCTTGTCCATCAACAACGACTGTTCTTGCGTTGTTTTGAAAATACATATTGTCTAAAGTATTTCTAAGAACTGTTGTTTTTACTTGCTGTAGATCTGCCAGAAGATCATAAAACGATAATCCAAAAAATCTAAATGGCATAGGAATTGCCACACACATAGCAAAAGGTATTTTATTAATCTCTTCGTTTTCTAAAATAACATAATTATTATAACCACTGCCACCGACAGTTATTTTTCTTAACTCTGCTATACCATCGCCATCCATATCAGCTTTCATATAACATTCAGTTATCTGAACAACTCGCAACGATGGATCAACAAGACTTGCGTCTAGGTCTGTGGTGTCATCATCATAACTTCGTCTAACAATAGCCTCAGTATTATAGATTTGTTCTTCAGTTGTTGGTAAACTTTCGACTAATTTTTTACTGTAGCCCATATCAATGAGCTCACTGACTGTTTTCATAACACGCTGTGCAATGAAATCACAATCTTCTAAAGAAGTAGCTCGTTTTGATACTAAAATTTCCTCTGGTGGCACAGGATCTATTTGAACCCTGCCATAATCTTTTTTACGTCTAACCTCGACGTCGTAAAAGATGCCATTTTCCTCTTCTACTTCGTCAACACCAATTAATTCGACCTCTTCATCAATCAATAATGCTTGGTACTGCGTTTCGTCTAGGTGTTTGTATGACTCTTTTTTCTGTTCAGTAGAGGGTTTCCAATAAATTTTACAAAAACCATTTTTTTGTAGCAGTGCAGTCTTGAACATCGAGTGCAATAATGAAAACCCATCGTTATCTTTTGTAAATATATGATTACAATAGTCGGTTATTTGCTCTGCATAAGGCACATCGTCTGCTTGTTGTGGCTCAAAGTTAACCATTTTATCGGACTGCGTGAACATACGCATTAAACTTGGAAGTATTGCTTCAACAACTTCTAATAAATCTTGGCTGACTACACTTGATCTGCCTTCTACCTCGTTTCCTAAAGGCTCGCCTAAGTAATACTTAAGTGCTTCCTTTCGTTGTGTCGCTAGATCGCTAGAATAAAACCCTAAAGAGTTCTGTACCTCTTGCGATATTAACGAGAGTAGTTTTGATTTTGATAATTTTGCCATTAAACAATTCCTATATTCTTGTATTCAATTTTTGTGCTCCATTCAGATGATTGCTGATTGCCAACGGCAAAATATCTGAAGCTATCTGCTGCGTGTGAAGTCCAATCGTGGACTGGTTTATTTTTAATTTCTCCTTTTTCAGATGTTGCCCATCTGTATTGCCTTAGTGCGTCTAGTCCATGTTTGCATTTTTCATGGTCAAACCAACACCGGCTTAAAATCATGCGGACTGCGTTAATCCCATCTTCGATGGGGAGCTTGGGAACGATTGACGTTCGCATACCTAACGACTGAGCAGTTTCTAATCTTGACACACCTGTTCCTAGTTCTCGTACATTCGCATCATGTGGGAGGAAATGAGTATCGTAAATGTATTTTTTATCGTCTAAGATTTGTGCGTAGTATTCTAAACCTTCTCCGCTATCCTCAAAGTAATCAATGATATGAAAAGCACTGCCTTTTTGTTGAACAAACCAAATGCTCGTCTTATCTGCAAATCCTAAATCAAAGAATGTCGACACCTTAATCGATTGATCATAAGGGATCTTAGTTATTCTGCCTTCTTCTTCTGCTTTTGTAATGCCTTTGGCATAAATAGATCCAATGGCAGCACTATCAAATGAACATTCAAATTCTGCTTCATAGATCTCTTCTGGCATCAAGGCTTTAGCCTCGTTTAATTCTAACTCTGATATGATATCAGTTTCAGAAGCCTTAAACGTTTCTGCGTACCAATCTTTTTGATGGAGTGCGTGATCATATAAATCAAAAAAAGCATTATGCCCTTGAGGAGTACCAATAGCAATCATCCAACCATTTCTATCTGATAAAGCCGGTCTGATAACTTCAGTCCATAATCTTGGTGGCATCTGACTCACCTCGTCTAGAATAACACCATCTATATATAATCCTCTAAGACTATCTGGTCTCTCACATCCAAGTAATTGTATTCTGCCTCCATTAGGAAGGTCGCATCGCAATTCTGTCTCATGGTAGGTGGTGTTAGGAATAACCTCAGTATAATGTTTGAGATAATCCCACGCAGTTCGCTTTGCCATTGAGTACGTCGGTGCTAAATAATAGTATCGTGGTCTGGGTAACGTTGCTGTCATGCAACGTTTCAGTAGCTCGTTGATACAGAGCACAGTTTTCCCAAAACGCCTGTGGCATACCAAAACGTTAAAACGTTTTAATTTTTTATGGACTTCTTTTTGATGTTCTCTTGGCTTATAAGGGATGACAACTTTCACGCATCCTTACTTCCTTGCTCATTGAGATAATCTCTAATTCTGGATACATCCTGTCCCTTAACCTGTCCTCTGCCCATACTCTCGGAATAGCGAGTCTTTTTTTGAAGTGCCATCACCAATTCCTTAAAAGGATCTTCAACTTTTTTCTTTTTGCGTTTATTTGCCATTTTTTTATATCTGTGTGCCCTTTTTATATGTTCTGGTCTTGTACTGCCTTTGTTCCCTTTTTATTCCTGTATGCCCAAATATAGCCCAATAAAGGCTCATGGGAATTTTGTCCTGTGTTTAAATGGGATGTAATTATAATAACTGCAAGTCGATGGGGTTGCTTTAAATTAATTTACAAACAAATATTTACAAAAAAGCTAAAAACCATACCCAACGAACATTTATTCGCAGAAAAAAGCCACTAAATTAAAACAAGGAGAAAATAAGGAGTAAAACTATTTTAAATATTTACTTTTGTTCCCTTTTTGTTCTTTCACGAGAGCTTTCTGTGTCAAAAAAGAAGTTTCAACTAACATTCCATTATAAATCAAAGACTTAAGGAAACACCTGTCTTATCTCTACCTATCATTAACTATCTATTAACCTAATATTTAGTCTATTTATCTTCTGTTTCCCAACTAATCTGAATAGCTTTATCTCCTCCAGATACTTCCATCTGTGTCTTATCTCCATATACTTTAGGAAATAACTTCTGTGCTTTCCATTGTCTGTGTTTAATGAGCTCTGAAACCGCCTTCACCTCAGAAATATCAGCCTGTTTGTCTCGTGCTCTTGATACTGTTTGCATAGCAATTGTTTCTACGTCTCCCATGCTCCATTCTATTCCATCAGATTTTGCCAGAGAGTATTCTTCCCTCAAGCCTTCCTTTGATCTGAGCCAGTTGCGGAACGTCGACCACGTTATGCCTTCATCAACCACTGCTGTTCTAATTGGCTCGCCTTTAGCTAGACGTTCTAATATCTTCTTTATTAGTGTCTTGCTGTACTTTGTCGGTCTGCCTTGTTTTTGTTCTTCCATATTTTGTTGCTTTGTTTCCTGTAAAATCTTCCCATCGTTGTATTATTGTATCACAATATTTAGGATCTAATTCTATTGCGTAACATATCCTGTTATTCTTTTCTGCGGAGATAAGTGTTGATCCACTGCCTCCAAAAGGCTCGTATATTATATCTTCGTTCTTGCTGCTATTCATCATAGCTTTATCTATTAACTCTATTGGTTTCATTGTTGGATGAAGATCACTGCGTTTAGGTCTTTTTATTTCCCAAACGCTTTGTTGTTTTCTATCTCCATAGTAGATATGTTTTTGTCCTTCAAACCAACCATAAAAGATTGGCTCGTGAATATAATGATAATCACTGCGACCAAGAACAAGTGAGTCCTTCTTCCATATAATATTAGAAGAGTGATGAAGTCCTGCGTTCTTAAAAGCTGTTAAAAACTGAATACTGTTTCTCTCTCCATAACATATATAACTTGGAGCACCTTGTTTTATGTAAGGCTTTGCAGCAGTTAAATAATTTTCAATAAACTCTACAAACTGTGCGTCAGACATATTGTCGTTTTGAATAGATCTGCGTTTCCAAGTCGGATGATCTGTGCCACCATAATCCACATTATAAGGTGGATCGGTAAACATCATGTCAGCCTTTTGACCATCAAATAATTTTTTTATATTCTCTTCGTTTGTTGAGTCACCACAAAGAACACGATGATTGCCAAGCAACCAAAGGTCACCGACCTCTGATCTTGTTTCTATCTCTTCTGGAATATCATCGTCACCAATCTTACCTTGTTGCGACTCTGCATATTGGTTTAATAGTTTATTAACTTCATTGTCATTAAAACCTGTTAAATCAATATCAATATCGTAGTCAGCAAGTTCTTTTATTTCTAAAGATAAAAGTTCTTCATCCCAACCAGTCTCCTCGCCTGTTCTATTATCAGCTAACCTATAGGCTTTAACCTGTGCTTCCGATAATTTATCAGCAACGTGCACTGGCACTTCTTTATAATTAAGTTTTTGTGCTGCTTTGAGTCGAGTGTGACCAACAATAACGCTGCCTTCTTTATCTACAACGATTGGCTGTCTCCAACCAAACTCTTGTAAACTTCCGGCAACTTTATCGATTGCTTTTTGCGGTATTTTTCTGGCGTTTCTTACATAAGGAACAGGTCTATCAATAGACCACATTTCTATTTTCATTAATGTATTGTTTGCTTTTGCTCTGCCTCTATTTCACTATATTCTGGTGATCCCTTAAAATTTTCTACAAAATCCATAGCTTCTTGCTCTGTTTCAAAATTAACAAAACGAATTATTATTTCTGGCTTGTTAGTGTCTGGATTGCGAACTAAAAACATACTACATACTAGATCTTCTGTTAAGAGCTTCATTAAATAAATACCTTATGTCATCTGTTGTTAAATAATGCTTATGTTTACTAAGAGCAGAATAAATATCTTTTACTTGATGTGACTCCCAACCGGCAAACTCACAGACTAAATTAAAATCTTTGCTACCAATCCAGTTTAATGCATCTTGTCTATATCCTTCGTTTTTCTTAGATGACCATAAAAACTTACCACAAGCATCTGTCAATCCTTGCACTAAAACTGCCACCCAAAGAGTGTAATCGTGCATAAAAAAAAGCCACCTCGAAGATGGCTATAAGATTTCTCGTAATTATAGTGATTATATATATTATTATATAATTAGGTTTAAGTTGATAATAAGAACAAATACAGAACTAGATATTAAAATATAAAATTAATTTATCTAAAGCATTTCTGAAATTATTAATTTTCTTTGCAGCAGGTTTATTATTAACGATTACTTGCCATAATATGTTCCAATCGTTACCAATTTCTTTAATAATAAAGTGAAACTCAGAGTAAGCATCGATATTTGATGTCACAAAATGTTCAACACTGCTACCACCTAAATTTTCTTTTAAACTTGCTGTTACTCGCTGTTGAATACCGGCACTGTTAACAATTTTTTCAAACTTCTCTCCTGCCCAGTATCTTTTATTATTAAGATCTTTGTTTTCAATGCATAATAAATCTCTTGCATGATAATTTTCTAAAACTGATTTGTGTTCATGTTCTAAACGATTTCCTTCAAGTGATAAAACTAAGCGAAGTTTTGCACCATCAACTTTTCTTGTTAATATATTGCCAGACTTGACAAGCTCTTGAGCTCCATAATCGATTGTTTTAATTTTTTTCTTTTTTCTTTCATTTTT